GGAGCAATTCCAGAAGAGTTTCAACCTGTTAAATTAAAAACAAAATAATGTCAATACCTTATCATAAGGATACTATTACAATTGTATTTAAAACTTCAAACAGAAGTAATGCTCGTATCAAGATGAAATCATTTCGTAATAAGTCAATTGATGATATAGTTGATGCTAAACGCATAGTAGGAATTCCTGATAATGCAGTAATACTTGAAATTGGAATGGGTAAACAGTTGGAAGAACAATATCGTAAAAAATACAAATTATAATGGCAGAAGAAAAAAAGAAAGCGGCTACAATGTTTGATTTCATTGATGGAGTAACTAGTAAAAAACGAGAATGGTCAAAATGGTCTGAAATGGATCAAAAAGCATTTAGTCCATTCATGGTTAATCGTTTTTTATCAATGCGCATGGAATTAACGGAATTGATCAATGAATTTCAAACATATACCGTTGGACAACTTTCTCCTAGAGATACATATCGTTTATATCATGATTTACTTCCAACTAACAAAGCATTTGCAAAATACATAAAAGGTAAATCTGAAGATAAGTATGAAAAAGATTTAGTTGCACAAATGGCAGAACATTATCAAGTAAGCAAATCTGAAGCAACGGATTATTTAGATTTAATGGATAAAATGCAATGTGAACGCATATTAACCTTATACGGTTATAGTGCCGGAGAAAAAAAGAAACTATTAAAAGGAATAAAATGACAGCAGAACAATTTGTATATTGGTTACAAGGATTCATGGAAATAGCCGATCCAAATGAGTTAAATAAAACTCAAACAACTCAAATTAAAAATCATTTAAAATTGGTATTTGATAAACAGACTCCAGAAGTATCTTTACCTTCAATACAACACGGAGACGGATTTAGAATCACGCCATACCAAATTACGTGTGACGATAATAATAATTTTCCAGATCCATTGACCACCCCAGTATGTAGTGCAACTACAATAACTACAACAGAATCTAAAAGAAACAAATTCAACGAATTAAAATGTTAATTATGAGCAATAATATACACACACAATCACATTACAAAGGTAAAGATAGCCTTTATAAATTTGCGGAAGATTGGGGTTTGAACTCCTATGAATTTGATATCATTAAACGCATTGTAAGATGCCGGCATAAAGGTTCATTTCATCATGACTTAGTTAAGACAAAAGATTTAATTGATATTTATCTTCGAGAACAAGAACATCATTATTTAGATATTACGAAATAATATTAATTTTTTTTACACATATTTATTTATGTAATGATTAAATTAAAAAAAATTATTTTAGAAGCACCTGTTACAGATCCGTTAGATCCAACTGTTACAGATCCTGAAGAAAACGCCCCGGAAAGTCTTAAGAAACTTTGGGCAAAACAAGATGCAGCAAATTTAGATGCACTATACCAGCAGCAACGATATAATACTAGAAATTCGGATCGTTTAGGAAAATCCGGTGAATTTCAACCACTTAAACCAGCTGAATTAGGAGTTAGTAAATCCAATGCAAATAAAGATCAAGTTAAGAAAATATTTGATACTTCTAGATCAAAGCCATCTACAGTACAAGATTGGCAACAAATTAAACATATTGCCGAAGCAATGCGAAGTGCATTAACAGGAATCGGATCTGGAGATTTTTTAGAACAATTAAAAAAGATAAAAACGCAAACTCAACTTTCAGCTTTGATTAAAAATTGGGTATATGATGGCCAAACATTGTTTCAATGGTTAGAAGAAGAATATACGATATCTTGGAAGGATATTTTAGATATAATTAAACCATTACAAAATCAAGTTGGAAAATTTTCATATGGATTTTTTGATCAACTATATGAAAGTTTTAAATCAATGGGTTGGAAATTACAAACACCTGGGAATAGTTTAGATTCGGAGTTCATGTATTACGGAAATTGGGTATATCGAAGAAATTCAAAAAAGATTTCGTTTGGAAACCAAAAAATAGGTATGATTACTTTTAATATTAAAAATTTTAAAGATATATCAAATAATCCAACTATTTTATCTCCAAACAACATGATATTAACTGTTGCAATTGATACTATTTCCGGTCCTGGAAACTTAAAATTAGGTGCAAAATTTAGTATATGGCTACAAATAGTTACTAATAAATCATATACGTATTTTTTAAATAACGAATATGCTGATATTATAACAAAACATTTTGCAAAAGTTCTTCAACCCACCTATGCAGAAGCTAGAAAATGGTGGATTGATAAATTAAGTACTCCGCAATTTAAAAAGATTTTTACTCGAGTAAATTTTTCTTCAAATTCTGAATATGGGAAAAAAACTAAACAAGAAGTTAATCAAATAATTAACAAATACAAAGATATTATTAAAACTGTACCAATTGAAACTGTACATGATATCTCAGCTAATTATAACGGATATTTTTCGCCATCTACTAATTCTGTTGCCATAAATGTAGCTAACTTAAAAGGATTTGCTGCTTTAGGTATATATACATATGATAATGTTGCTAGCGGTTTATTTAGCGAAGATTATCAATCTGCACTACGAGAGGTACTTAGTACTACGATTCATGAATTACAACATTCATGCTGGAATCATTTTCCTATGAATTCAAAGAAAAAATGGAAACAAATACAACCATATAGTACGAATATAGGTTCGGAGTCGGATCGACTGTGGTATCGTATTTTTGGTGCAACAACTGACGCAGTTTTTCCAACTAATAAACAACTGAATTCAATTAGCTCTAAGTATTCTATACCTATAGGCACTCTAGAACAATGGATACAGTATTCCAAAAAGCCAGATCCAGACCCAAGCATGAATTTTTATGCATGTGACATTAATGAACATCAATCTAGATTAACGCAATTTAAACATGCAATGAATTTAGATACTAGTGATAAGATTACCAAAGAACATATGTTAACTGCAATTAAATTAACTCCAGATAATCTAATTAATAATGCAAACTATCAATATTGGAAATATATATTAATATGTTGGACTAGAAATAGTATGACTGATATTAATCAGTATATTGATTGGTTGAATCAAGAATTAATAGTAAAAAATCAAAAACAAAAAATTAAACTAAATTATAAACCAGGCGACCTACAAATTACATAAAAGATTGGAATAAGTAAAATAATTTCATATATTATAATATGAAATCCGGGAATTATTTAGCACCTATATATCGTTTATCTCAAGTAGATGCAACTACGGTACCTAGAAGAATATCATATTCACAATGGTCACTTTTTGAACGATGTCCACTTTCATGGAAATTAAATTATATTGATGGGTTATCTCCATTTCAAACTTCTATAGAAACATGTTTCGGAACAGCATTTCATGAAACATTTCAACATTTCTTAACTGTAATGTATACGGAATCTGTTAAAAAGGCAGAAGCACTCAATCTTCGAGAAATACTTACAAATAAATTGAAATCAGAATATGTTCGTTGTGTACAAGAAAATAACGGCGAACATTTTTCTAATCCTTTACAGTTAGCAGAATATCTAGAAGACGGCGTTGCAATATTAGAATGGTTTATGAAACGACGTTCACAATACTTTTCATCTAAGAATTGGGAATTGGTAGGCATTGAAATGGAACTATGTGTACAAGCATCTGACGCAAATTCTTCAGTATATTGGTATGGGTTTATGGATGTTGTTATGCGACACATTCCAACAGGTAAGATTCAAATATACGACATTAAAACAAGTCGTAGTGGATGGAATAAAAATGCTAAATCAGATTCACTTAAATTAGCACAGCTTATAACATATAAAAATTATTTTGCAAAACAATATGGCGTTCCTAAAGAGAATATTGATGTTGAATTTTTTGTAGTTAAACGCAAAATAATGGAAGAATCAATGTTTCCGCAAAAACGTATTCAAAGTATCAAACCTGCTGCTGGCAGTGTTACACAAAAGCGAGTTCAACGCAGTATTGATGCATTTGTAGAATATTGTTTTGATGCTGAAGGTAATAAGCGCGCAGAGCAAAATTATTTAGCAGTTGCCGGCAAAGGTGCTGCAAATTGCAAGTATTGTCCATTTAAAACAGATTACGAAAGATGTCCGAAAGAGAACAGAATACGAGAATAAGATATAAGCATGAACATGTTTATGTATATTCTTTTGAAATAGAAAATCATAAAACGTGGGCAGGTAAACGTTGGACTACAATGGAATATACATTATGCACTAATATTACTGGGCCCAATTCGAAAGAAAATAAAAAATTATTAGAATCAATGCTTCGATTAGTTTATGGACATTATCCAAAAGGTGTTAAATTCTTAAGAGAAAACGTATGAGTACCCGGGTAGCAGTTATAGGAAATACAAATTGGCAAAATAGAAGAAAGGTTCAAGAAACACTTCAAATGCTTAAAACAAAATTTGGAGAAGAATTAATTGTGGTAGGTGCTGGTGGAAATGAAGGAGCCAATAGCATGGTTAGGAAATATACATTAGAATTTGGATTACAATACGAAGAATATAATCCTAGCTTTTCTGGATATAACATTTATTCAGCAATGCCAGAATCATATTATGGAAAACCATATCATTTTAGTCAACTTCATCATCGCATGAAACTTATTGCAGAACGTTGTGATTACATGATGATACTAACCAATGAAATGCAATTAGATCCAGTATTACAAACTGCATGGACAAAATCAAAAAAATTAAATAAACCGGTTGTTATACTGGGATAATATATTTATATTAAAGTTATATAAAAGTTATAAAGGACGCGAATGGAGTTACCAAAGTTACAAAAAATTGACCTTAACAAAACAAAGAAAAAGAAAATTTTATTATTAGCAGATGATTTTCGATTGCCTTCGGGAATTGGAACTATTAGTAAAGAAATTATTTTAAACACCGTGCATCATTATGATTGGGTGCAACTAGGTGCAGCATTAGAACACCCAGAAGCTGGCCGCGGATTCGATTTATCTGCAGACGTAGCGCGAGAAACAGGTGTACAAGATGCATCAGTAAAACTTATTCCATGGAACGGATATGGCGATAAAAATATTTTATTTGCACTTCTAAATCAAGAACAACCAGATGCAATATTTCATTTTACTGATCCTCGTTATTGGACTTGGTTATATGCATTAGAACATGAAATTAAAACAACATATCAAGTTCCTATAATTTATTATTCAATTTGGGATGATTTACCGTATCCAATGTGGAATGCACCTTTTTATGCAAGTTGTGATTTAATTATGGGAATTAGTAAGCAATCTGATAATATTCACAGAGAAGTTCTTACACAGAACGGATTTAAGGTTGTAGATTATGACGAACATGATGAAGTTCCAGGCACTGTAGAACCAAATCAAATCATTACAGGATTTGTGCCTCACGGATTAAATCATAACATATTTAAACCATTAGATTCGGAAGATCCTTTATATCAAGCTGCATATGATCGTTTAAAACAAGCTAATGGAGTAGATTTTATTGTATTTTGGAATAATAGAAATATACGAAGAAAACAACCTGGTGATTTAATCCTAGCATTCAAACATTTTGTTGATAAATTACCAGTAGATAAACAAAACAAAGTTGCATTACTTATGCATACGCAAGTTGTTGATGGAAATGGAACGGATTTACGAGCCATATGGAAGGCATTAGCTCCAAATTGTAAAATAATATTTTCAGAACAAAAGATAGGAGCTGCAGACTTAAATGCAATGTATAATGTTGCAGATGTAGTAGTTAATATTGGTTCAAATGAAGGTTGGGGTTTGAGTTCAACTGAAGCAATTTTGTCAGGAACGCCAATTATTAACAATGTTACCGGAGGATTACAAGATCAATGCGGTTTTGTAGACGAAAATGATGAATGGATACGTTTTAATGGCGATTTTGCAACAAATCATATGGGTCGATATAAATTACATGGAGTATGGGCCAAACCGGTGTTTCCAAGTAACCGATCACTTCAAGGTTCGCCTCAAACGCCATATATCTTTGATGATCGAGTAAATTATGAAGATGTAGCTAATGCAATTGAATATTGGTATAATACTCCAGAAACGCTTCGAGAAGAAATGGGTCAAGCCGGCAGACAATGGGCGTTACAAAATGGACTTACGGGAGAACAGATGGGTCAAAAAATGATTCATATGATTGATTATTTATTCACTCATAAACCAATGAATCGTTCAAGATATACGTTAAATAAAGTTATAGAACATAAATACGAAAAAACAGGAATAGTAGAATGTATAAAGTAGTTATATCATCTCCAGTAGCAACGCAAAGTGGTTATGGACATCATGCACGCGAAGTTATCAAACAATTTATTAATAAAAAAAGTGCAGAATGGGATATTAAATTGTTATCAATGCCATGGGGTCATACTCCAATGACATATCCAATACCAGTAGATTGGGCTAATCGAATAGTTCCATTGCCATTAACCTCTCAACCAGATGTTTGGGTACAGATAACAGTTCCAAATGAATTTCAACCAATTGGTAAATATAATATTGGAGTTACGGCAGGAACCGAAGGCGATATTTGTCCTAAAGAATGGATTGAAAAAATTAATCAAATGCAAGTTGTAATAGTTCCTAGTGAATTTACTAAAACAGTATTTGAAGAAACCGCAAAACGTCATAATTTAGATATTCTTACAAAAATTCAAGTTGTTCCAGAATATTTTGATGAAACACAATACAATAATAAATCAGTAACTACTAAAGTTGCAGGATTAAATGAAATACGAGAATCTGAAGCATTTTTAAGTGTAGGACATTGGTTGCAAGGTCAAGTAGGCGAAGACAGAAAAAACATAAGCGGAATGCTACATTGTTTTTTTAATACATTTAAAAATAAAAAAGATGCACCCGCATTAATACTTAAAACAAGTGGAGCAACATATTCCGTAACTGACCGATTTGAAATGCAAGATCGTATCAATCAAGTAGCATCATTATTCCCGGGTGAACGATTACCGTCAGTATATTTGTTACATGGTGATTTAACTACGGCCGAAATGAATGCATTGTACAATCATCCAAAAATAAAAGCTCTAATATCATTTACAAAAGCAGAAGGGTTTGGAAGACCGTTATTAGAATTTTCATCAACAAGTAAACCCATATTAGCTCCACATTATTCGGGTCAAGCTGATTTCTTAAAGAAAGATTTTATATGTGCATTACCTGGCCAATTGACTCCTATTCATCCAACAGCTCAAAATGAATTTTTAATTGGCGATGCTAAATGGTTTACTGTGGATTATGGATATGCTAGCTCCATGATGAAAGATGTTTTAAAGAATTATAAAAAATGGGTAGAATTAGCAAAACGTCAAAGATACTTCGTTAATTCAACATTTACTGAAACGGCAGTATCTAGCATATATGATCAAGTATTAGAGATTATTGATTCTGGTATTGATAAGTTACCAAAAGCTGTTGAGTTAAAATTACCAAAACTACAAAAGGTTTGATATTAACAACAATTTTAATATAATATAGTATGAAAATAACATATGCAGTTACTGTATGTAACGAATTCTTAGAAATACAGCGCTTATTGAATTTTTTATTAACACACAAAAGACCACAAGATGGCGTTGTTGTATTATATGATTCAAAGAATGGCGATCCAGAAATAGAATTATTTTTACGAAATCGGTCTGTTAATAAATCATTTGCCTGGCATAAAGCTGAATTTCAAGGACATTTTGCAGATTGGAAAAATCATTTAACATCATTATGTGATGGCGACTATATCTTTCAAATAGATGCAGACGAAATGCCATGCACTTCGATTATAGAATCTTTGCCATTTATTTTAGAACAAAATCCAGAAACAGAAGTTTACTTAGTTCCAAGAGTTAATACAGTTAAAGGTATGACACAAGATCATATGCAACAATGGGGATGGAATGTAAATGCAGAAGGGTGGATAAATTGGCCAGATTATCAGTGGAGAATTTTTAAAAATACTCCTTCAATTCGTTGGAAAAATAAGGTACATGAAGTGTTAGATGGATACAAAAAGTATGCACATCTTCCAATGGAGGAAGATTACTCACTTTATCATCCAAAGACAATTGAACGACAAGTAAAACAAAATAATTATTACAATACATTATGAGTTCAAAGAAAATTGCAATAATTGGCGGTGGTTGGTTAGGATGCCATATGGCATACAAATTAAAACAACATCATGATGTAACATTGTTTGACAAATCTGGTATTTTTTCTGGATCTTCGTTTTTTAATCAAAATAGATTGCATAAAGGATTTCATTATAGTAGAAATCAAAAAACTAGAAATTTATGTCAAAATACATTTAATACATTTATACAAGATTATCCAGATCTAGTTTCAGATATTGATGATAATTATTATGTTGTTCCTATAGATAACTCATTAATTGATTATGGAACATTTAAAACCATATTCACCCATGAACAAATTAATTTTGCTGAAAAACCATTACCTGATTTCAATAATATCGAAGGAAGTGTAATTATTGACGAAAAATATATTGACCCGGTAAAATCAAAGACATTTTTTCAACATGAATTACGAGATATTTTCATTATGAAATCAATTGATGAATCTGAGTTAAAATTATTAGCTAAACAATATGATTATGTGATAAATGTTACAAATAATCAATTAAAACCATTATCAGATCATTTTTTTGAATTAAGTTTAACGATGATATATGATCGTATTTCTGCTAATAAATTTGGATCAGTTACTATGGTAGATGGCCCATTATTTTCAATTTACCCATATATGGATAATCAATACACAGTTACTGATGTTGAATATACTCCGGTGTATACTAGTGAACGATTTATTGATATTCAAGAATTCTCAGAAAAAACATCATCACGTGACTTATTACGTAACAAAGAAGCCGTTGAACAAAAAATTGCATTTTATTATAAAAATTTTTTAACAGACTTTGCATATAATTCATATTATACTTCGGTAAAAGTTAAGAGGTATTCTGAATCTGCAGATCGAGCCCCGGTGATTGTAAAACATGATAACATTATAACCTGCATTACTGGAAAAATTCAAGGAATATACACATTAGAAAATTACATCAATGAAAATATTAATAGGTAATACAGGTTTAATTGGGACAACTCTAAAAGATTCGGTAAAATTTGACTACGAATTTAATAGCAGCAACATTAATGAATTAATTAACATACAAACAGATACAACAACCGAATTATATTTAGCATGTTTGCCCGCAACCAAATGGAAAGTTAATTTAGAGCCGCAAAAGGATTTAGAAAATATATTTAACATTTTAAATATTTTATCAAAAAAACAATACGGAACAATTGTATTATATTCTACAATCGATGTTTATTACAATGCTCCGGTTAATTCAGACGAATCATATGAACTAACTATATCTGCTCCGGCATATGGGTCAAACCGTTTAATTTTTGAGAAACTAATTACATCAACACTATCATATCAAAAATTATTAGTTTTAAGATTACCTGCGCTATTTGGAAAACATATAAAGAAAAACATATTATATGATTTACTGCATAATAATAACATTGATAAAATAAATTACAATTCAGAATTTCAATGGTACAATTTGAATGACATAGATTCGGATACAACCCATTGTCTAAATCTATTTAAGTATCATGCATTAACGATAAATTTATTTACTGAGCCAATTCATACTTCGGATATTTTAAAACTGTTTGACATAAATAAAAAACAAGTAGATACAAAATCACCGCCAATTTCATATAATTTTAAAACAACGTCTAATCTAGATGGGTATGTAAGAACAAAAACTCGGATACTACATGAAATACAAGAATTCGTTAATAGTTTTAGTTTACAAAATACTAATATAGCAGTTTGTTTGTTTGGAGAACCTCGCGATATACTAAATAGAATTGATGATTGGAAACGATTTAGTTTAAATTTTAATGTACATTTTTATTTAGCATTTTATTCTAATGAATCTATACATGATACCATTACGCATATATCCAATGAACTCGCAGTGAAGTCTTATTATGTTACTGATAATGATTTAAGTTATTTTAATGAATTGAAATATAAAGCAGCAGATCCAATTATGATTCATACTGCAGATTATAAGGCTACATTTTCCCGGATAACATCTCAATGTTTTATTCGACAAAAAGCAACATCATTGGTTGAGATGAATAACTATGATGTAGTAATGTTATGTAGATCCGATGTTTCAAACTTTTTTGTATCATATAATGATATTTTAAATGTATCAAAATTCAAAGATCTATTAGTAGTTAATTCCGGAACTCATGTACACGCCGGCGGTGGTGGTGGATGTGTAAAGTGTAGTATCGAATCCAAATGTGATGCAGAATTCCATTATAATGATATATGTGATTGGTGGTGTATGGGGTCTCCTGAAGTAATGTCAAAATGGAATACATTTTATGATAATGTTTTAGAAAATTATCATTCCATACAAAAAACTAAATTAAACCCACAAATTTCAAATCAGTTACAATGCATACATAAACCGGAAGACAATGAAACAATGGTTGTGTTACCGACAGGCAATTGGTCAATAATTGAAAATGATGTACATTGTTTTTATCCAGAAAAGCTAATGCGAGTTTCGTTTCAAGATGATAAGATATTAAGTGCAACCCATGATAAACTAGTTTGGAAATAATGAAATTAGGAATTAGCGAACTAGCCTGGCCAAGCATCGACCATTTTGATAAAACATTGAATGCATTGAATTCAAACGGCATATCTTGCATAGAAATGGTAATACCAAAACATAGCCCATGGAATCCAATTGATGTGGATAAATTAACAACATTGCGTGATATGATTAATTCATCGGATATTGAAGTTAAATCAACGCAATCAGTATTGTTTAATTCAGATGTTACAGAAATAGGAGATGCTAGTTTCTTAAGGCACATGGATCAATTAATTGATGCTTGTATTGCTATAGGAATTGAAAAAATTGTATTAGGTTCGCCGAAACAACGAATTAATTTCAATCATACAATGCAACTAGAAGCATTACATATATTAGATGAAAAAATCACCGGAACTAGTATATCATTATTGTTAGAACCTAATAGTCAACGATACGGCGGCGAATATTTTTTTACACTTGATGAAATTGTTAAATTTCTAAATCGGAATAATTTTAACAATATCAAAACCATGATTGATACTCACAACATCATTTTAGAAAATCAAAATCCAAAAGACGAGTTTATAAAATATCAACAATACATAGATCAT